GTAAAACGCAGCGCCAGGCTGCGCAGTGGCACGCTGCTGTCAGGCGCATACGGGTTACCGCTGGGCAGTGCAAAGCGCCCGACCACGGGCGTACGCCCCGGGTGGAAGACCTGCGCACTGGACAAGCCCTGCGCATCGCCGTTGCTCTCGAAATAGCCCACCACGCAGATGCCTTTGGCGTGGTTGCGCCTGAAACCAGGGTGCAGGCCGTTGTTGTGCTCCAGGGCGTTGACGAAACTCTTGGGTTGCAGCCGTTAGTCGCAGCAAAGTCCTTATTGCGAATGACATAGTCATATTCTGCAAGCTTAGTAATGTGTTTTTTACCGATCCATTCCTTCATTTGAGGAAAGTTCGCCAACCAACGATAATCAACATAAGCACCATTGCTAGGTACAACCATTGCAATAGCTGGATATTCAACAGGAACATCCTTAAATGTATTATTAAAAACTGTCTTCAGATTTAAGAAGATCGCGTTTAGCGCAGCACCGTTTACGTTCATTCTACCCATACTCCATTTTCATCAATACCAACGACACGACCAGCTGGAGACAACGTTCCAGCAGCATCTGTCTCAGCTACAGTTTGACCATCTTGCAAGAAACATGGCTTTCCAAATGAGGCTTGAGTCACAGGGTCAGTTGCACTGTTTTCAAATTGAAATGCACAATCATTGCGAACCAATACATAGATATCGCCATTTGAACCACCAGTATTGTCAGCACTGTCCTCATAACGACCTAAATAAGTTAGACCATCATTAGCAACTACTGGCACGGCATAACCTGTAGCATCTACCGCAGCAGCGAATCCAGCCACAATGACAACACCAGCTTTTACAGGTACGCCATACAATCCCTTTTCACGTCGAAGAGCTTGACGCTCATTTTGATTTAAAATACTGCTCATTATGTTGTAGCTCCTAAATCGATCCCCATTTGTGCTGCAACAGCCAATTCTTCGGGGGTATGTGCTTGACCACCACCTTGTTGAGCATTCCCAGCAATGTTCACAGTAGTGGTTTGCTTTTGACTTAAAGCGGCAATTTTAGGAATAGCTTCCATATGCGTTTTAAAGCCCTCAAAATCACGTTTTGCAAAATCATTTGCCCAAGCGATTGTGGCTTTACCACCAGTCAAGCGACCATCACTACAAGCTGCCGTGATCAAATCATTGATTTCTTTTTCTTGACCTTGAGAAGCTACAGAAGCAGCTTGTGCTTTAGCTTCGGTGTACATTTCAATCGGTACAAACTTTGATGGATCAGGCGTTTGGCTATTTGCTGCCGTCTTTACTTCAATCGCCTTATCAATCGCAATCGAAAGTGACTGACCAGCAACCAATGTTGTTCCAAATGCGCCATCCATTTTGGTAAATGCACTATTTGCAGCGGTTAATAACTCTTGTTCTGTAGCTGTTTCAGGCAGCCCTAGACATTTACGCATGAGTTCTAAAAACTCGTTCATTGTTGTGTCCTCATTGGATTGTTGAGACAAAAAGTCCTGAGCCGCAGCAGCAAGTCGTGCTTCGGGCAAGGTGTCTAAATTCGGGGTGTTGGTTAAGGCGAAGCTGTGAAGTCCGAGGATTTCACCAGCTTGGTTGTAGAAGAAAACAGGCGAAGTGTATTTATATTCCTTAGCCTCAATATATCCTTTTGCTTTTTCTGTCCATTCAAATTGAGTGCTACATAATCCGACTCCCTCAACATATTGGAATCCAGCTGGTTTGAGCCAGCCAGATGCTGGTGCAGGATCACCAGACTCTTGAGCTTTTAAAGTCGCGTGTTCATAGTCCACCACTAAATCGATAGAACGTTGACTTAATGCGGCAGCAATTTGACGACCACGTTCTGGAGTCAATATCCAGTGTGGAGCATCTGTGGGAAGACCATCGATACCACGAAAGACTCCTTCAGGAATCAAAACAAGATAAGTCGATGTCGCATCTAGGGCGAATGAGCACGCGGCTACTAATAAGGTCTTTTTCATGCTGGCAGAATCGCACTACCAGCTTTTTTTTATTAGGCGGAAAGACTTCCGTTTATTTTTATGGATTAAAAATTTTCTGCCAATAATGGTCTACGTCTAAAAAAACCTCACGTTCAGCTTCAGGTTGAAGAACGCCATGTGTATCCATTGGCATATATGGACGTGCAGGAATATCACCGAATGGTATTGGTGCTCCGCGACTTGTTTTACCCGATGCGCCTTGCTTGATCCCGAAATGCATTGCTGCTGCATATGGCATGTTATTGCTGATTATTGCTTCATCTTGAGTATGGCTGGTCACAACTCTGGCTCTTAAATTTCCTGAAGCCTGCAAAACACCACTGTATTTAATACCTTTGTATTCATAGATTTTAAGCGTAGTAATTTTTCGCCCAGCCCATTCAGGGCGACCACCTTTTTCAAAATTATCATCCGTTACGGTTGCAAATGTTCCTGCAATCGCAGCAGCCAATGGGCTTGTATCAAACAATCGCTCAGCTACTTGGTGTAGCCGATCTATTAACGCCTGATCATTGATTTTGATAGTGCTCATAAATTATACTGTTCCTAACAAGGCGGTAGTTTCCTAATAGAAAGGTTACGGTTCATTCAGTATTATGACGTGCAAGTCGTCCACCGCCTTTATCTTATAACCTCATAAAAATTAGCATTAAGCCCATCAACAATTGCTTTCTTCTGAACTTTAAAAATACTCACAATCTCCATCACTCCATTTTTTGAGCGTATTGAAAGCTTTAAAAATTCATCTGTGTATTTTGTTAGTTCTTCGTTCATTACAGGCAACAGATACAACATGCTTTCATTACTTACATCCCATAAAACACGGTCAAGCTGAATGATGTCTGTTGGTAAAACAAGCCATTCAATCAATGTAGGTGCATTACCAGCAGCACCATGGCGTTTAGCTTTTTGACCTACAAGTAAATGATCTGAAATAGTTAGAATCGGACTTTCTACAGCAACATTTTTTTTAGTCAGAAATTTAATATCACGCATATCAATAACACCAACAGTACTGGTCTTATTTTGCTGTTTGCCAAAACTTATGGCGTTTTTAACAAAAGCTTCATGCGCTTTAATTCGGTGCGGACTCAACAACATTTCTTGAACTTGTTGCAAACCCTTCTCAGCACCAAGCAGATCGGCTGCTCGCTTAGCCAGCTCGACATCAATCAAATAACTTGAAGCTGGGTGACTATTAAAGCCAGCTGCTGGTGTGAAATAAGAAACTTGACCGTTTGCCTGTTTGATACGTATGCGTGTCTGAGTGGCAATTGCATCTTGACCAGTAAAGCTACTTTTCCCAATGACAACTTGATGCTGTTCAATATCTTCAGGCTTAGTCTCAACAACATATAAATCCAAAGCATTTGCATCACTGGCACGTCGCGCTCTTACTTTACATTTACAGCCAAACTCTGTTGGAGGATAGGCATAAAGCCAGAATGGATCATCATAACGACGTGTCTCACCATTACGCGCCAAATGCACTTTTCTTGGATTAGAAATGGAAATATGCACCCACTCCCATAAGGGACGAGTATCAACTGTCGCCATAAGTGCTTTATAGCGACCAGCAGCCAAGCTCTTATGCACATTGGTGTCAAAGATGGTTTTTAAACGTCGCGGACTTCCAAGCTGAACTGTTTGCTCGATACCAGCTGGATTAATAACTGTCTTTTTTCCCCACCAACCTTTTTCCTGAAGCACTGGTGTAATGCCAGCTTTCCATTGTTCAAGGTTTTGACCTTGTTCTAGTGCAGTAATTAATGATTTTCTTATGTCTTGCAACAAATCAATCTTGGCGACTTTGGCGACTGTAAAAGCACGACTATGAGCCTCATCAAGAGTCTCATGCCAATCCCAACCAAATTTAAAACCCTTTGATTTTAAATAAGCAATTGCATCTTCAGGCGGAGAATTAAACAAAGCATTAAGTTCTGGTCGCTGTGGGATTTTAGCCATTTTCTGCTTCAGCCTCCGCGCTCAAACGACCAAATACTTCAGCTGCAAAAAATAGCTGCGTTAATTTATCCTGTAATGCTGGCTCATCTTCAGTAGGATACAGATCAGATAAGACAGCCAAGATTTCATCATCACTTTGTCCAGCTTGGATTTTTGCAATTAAGTCCTTAGTCCAAGCTTCAGCCGTTTGTTGTGCTTGCTTGGCTTGATCATTGAGTAAAAGCTGAATAGCTTGCTCTTCAAGTGGTATTTGATTATTGGCTGCAATCAAACCATTTAACAGCTGTGGGATGTAGGTATTAGCCGCCAAGTTAGGCGCATTTACAGATGGCTCTGGTGTGTATGCCAGCACAGCTTCTTTATCATCGGCTGGCTCAGGAATACCGAGCTTTTCATGCGCCCAAGTACGTGGGATTTGAAAGCCAATTTTCACAAGTTCTGGCAGTGCTTCACTGAAGACCTGAATATCCTCGGTTTCAGTCGTATCAAAATAAAACTCAGGGTATCGGTCTTGGGTAACGTTAGGATGATTAAGTCTCATCAAATTAGGAATTAAGCAATCAGTGATTGACCGAGCAAGCTGCTTGGCATCGGATTTCTTTATGACCTCAAACCCAAGCTCATGGGTGTGACTTTGAGCATTGGTACTGGTTTTGCCATCTGCTTGAGAAAGTAACGTTCCACCCACAATCACTTTTGACTGAGTCTGTTCACACCATTTGACCAAGTCAAAATGATTCTTTGTGTCGCCATCAGTTGCCGCTTGAAAGTCAATGCTCATGCCTTGAGGAATAATACCGCCAGCATTTCGACCAATACTCATAATTGCACGGAGTAAGGTTAATTTTTCTTTTTCAGTTGCACCAGATGGATACTTACCAATTTTACTTGGCAAGCCATAAGTCTCTAAAAACTCCATCACATCGCGGATGCCATAGTTCTTAAATAAGAACGGCCATGCAAGCACACGATGCAAACCAGAGCGAGCAATATAGCCAGACTTGGCTTTATGACGATGAATAAACCAACCAAAGTCCCAAAAATCTGCGCCTTCTGGTGATCCATCATTCAGCCTCAATACGTTAGGATCATTGTATGGAGTCATGAAATTACGAGGGTTTACATGATCAAAACTTTTAGGCAGCCACAAGCTGCCGAGTTGATGCCATTCAATCTCTTGGCATGAATAACCATGACCGACACCATCCATTGCATCGAATAAAAACATCTCAAAATCTTTGATGTCGTCAATCCATTCTGCAACTTCTTCAGCAATTTTGCGCTCGGCTTCAGAGGCATTTTTTGGGGGTTTGACTCCCCAAGACAAGCCATTCAATCCCTTTTTGCGTTTATCCATTTCACTGAAGATATGACCATCACGCTCTTCCATATCAGAAAACAAATCCGCTTGAGCCTGTAAATTTCCTTGTTCAGCATCAGTCAACAATCGATGCATTGCGACTGGAGTCAAACCGACTACAGGGTGGTCTTGCCATTGGTTAGCTAACCACGCGACCTCGGCAGTCTGATTTTGCTCCAGTGCAGTACGATCTTGAGTTTTGGATTGAGATTTTTTCTTAGCCATAGCGCAAATACAATTTGAGGATTTTGAACCATTATTGTTTTTTGGCTTTTTTAAAATTAGGCGGAAAGACTTCCATTTATTTTAGAGTTTTTATTTCGCACAGAATGGGCGATTTTAGCGATCCAAATACAAATACGGCTCATTGATGCAGAATTGTCTTTAAATCGCTAAAAGAGCGTTCATGAACGTTTATAAATCCATAAATCGGTGCGATTAATAATTGGTGATGATTAATTCCTGTTTTTCATCACGACTAGCTCCAACTTTCCCCACCGAATAATTAATTTTAGTGGTGCTGATTTTGAAGTCGGAAAAGGCTTTCCGTATGTCGGGGTGATCGTTAATTGATAGCATGACTTTGCTTTGGCAGGTTTTCATCAGCTCAGCCATCTTCAGGTAATGATCCCAACCGAACTCAACGCCATAACCAGCCAATTTCCAATAAGGTGGATCGGCATACATAAAGCTGTGAGGTCGGTCATACTTCAACCAGCATTCATCCCAGCTCAGATTCTCAACTGTAACACCAGACAGCCTGTAATATGCGTCGGTCAACTGATCTTCAATACGCAGGAAGCTCGGAGCTTTTGAAGTTGTTGCAGTGCCAAAAGACTGACCAGAAGCCTTTGCTCCGAAAGCAGTGTGCTGCAAATAATAGAATCGTGCTGCACGCTGGATGTCAGTCATTAAATCTGTGCTGGCTGCTTTCAGCCATTCAAACATCTGACGGCTAATAATGGCATATTTAAACTGACGGACAAATTCTTCAAGATGGTGCTGCACAACTCGATACAGATTCACCAGCTCACCATTTACATCATTAATGACTTCAACTTTTGATGGCTGCTCACGCATAAAAAACAACGCTGCACCACCAGCAAACAATTCAACATAACACTTATGTTCAGGCATCTTTTCAATCAATTGCGACACCAGACGACGTTTACCACCTAACCACGGAACAATTGGCTTGGTTTTCATGTTTTCACCTACTGCAAAAGCTTTTCATTTTTGATAGCCTGCTATGACTGTGTGCACAGTAGCGAGGCTTAGCCTGCGGTATCATCAATACCAAAGGGGCGATTCTTGTTGGAGCAAGGATCGTCACCTCGTTTTGAATTATTAAAAAATTAGAAATGTAGAATTAGGGGGAAGCACTTCCATGAAAGATTGGTTTAAAACAAATTTAGGGCTTTTATTGATACTTATAGCCACGGTTATATATTTATACGTCGTGTTATCTATAACTGATCTAAGTTCTTATCAGAAACTTGAATTAAATGAAAAAGGTGATTTTCTGGCTGGAGTCTTTTCTCCTTTAGCATTTTTATGGCTGGTATTTGGTTATCTTCAACAAGGACAAGAGTTAAAGCTAAATACTCAGGCACTAAAAATGCAGGCTAATGAATTAGCAATTAGTAATAGTTCATTGCAAACTCAATGTGAAGAACTAGCTGAAAGCGTGAGACAACAAACTGAATTAGTATTAACTGCAAAAGAAGAATTAAGATTAACAGTAACTCAACATGAGCAAATTAATAAGCAACAATTAATTCAAGCTCAACCATATTTTCATATTTCTGACATCAAAGTTAAGGTCATTGAAGTAAATGAAACAATGGATATCAATATAAGTTTTAAAATTAAAAACAGTCGAACTATGTGTAGAAGTTTATTTTTTCTTCTTTCTATAAACGAGGAAGCTCTAACATACATACCAGATAATAGTACATCTTTTGAACTACTGGAAAACAGCATTTCTAATTTTGAACCAGCTTATGTTCAATCAACCATTAGAGGTGACATAACTGAATATTTTAACTCTGAAATTTTTTTACATTTTTGTTATGCAGATGCTTATGATGCATATCAAGAAAAAAAATTCAAAATTAAATTAATGAATGAAAACCCAAGAGTTAATTTATCTAATAAAACCGCAACAATATATGTTTATGATTCATGCTCATCTGTAAGACAAATATATTATTAAATTTAATCATATACACC